AAGGCAGGGCTTTTCTTATCTTGCTAGGTGATGGAGGATAAACGCACCCACGATACTCATCCATATCGTGCGTTCTCGTTTAAGGCGTCTCTGTGCTTTTTTCTCCTCGGCGATAGATTGTTGTAATAATTTGTTGGCAGTCGCGAGTGAGTCTTTCTGCTTCATCAATAAGCTGTCCGCTTCGCTCAGCTGACTCTTCAATACGGTCAGCTGATTCTTTTGCAGCTCCGATTCTTTCCTCGATTCCTCGATTATCGTCTGCAATCGACTCAAGTTCGATTTGAGTGTCTTGAGTTCGGTTGCTGTCACTTGGTACGTTTTCTCTGCCGCCAAACAGGAAGAAGGCAAGAAGGAGAACGAGAGCAATAGCAAGGAGAATAGGAGCATGAGCCTTGAGCCAAGTTTTACAAACCTCATACATCGTCACTCCTCCCCACAGAAATAATCGGTAACACCACGGGCGATGGCTCTTGCGATAGTGTCCTGTTCGTGGATTAAGAGATCCACATCACTGTCATTGGAGATAAAGGCGATTTCCACAAGAACAGCGGGCATTTCCGTATGCCTTAAGACGATGAGGTCGGGACGCTCTTTAATGCCACGGTCTGTCGTATCAATGCTCGTGATGAGCTGATTCTGTATCGCCCTTGCGGCACGCTCTGCTTTCCCACCAAGCCCAAACACCAAAGTTTCCGTACCATTAGCCATTGTGCTTCCTGCACTGTTGCAGTGAATGCTGACAAAGAGATCGGCACCGCTTTCATTGGCACTGGCACAGACTTCGGGATACATGGGGCTTTCCCCTACGAGGTTATCTGATTGGAGCACTTCTACTTCTACGCCAGCATAGGTAAGATACCTTACCACAAGAACGCCAATATCGCGGACGATGCTTGCCTCCTGTACGCCATATTCGTTATTGACCGCACCAGAGTCAACGCCTGGATGATGTCCTGGATTTAAAAATACTTTCATTACTTCCCACTCCTTTTGAGTAATTCAACAAGTCCCTGCACGGCTTCAATGCCGGCATCGTTTAGGTTTTCAATAATGCTCAGTAGCTCCGTCAGCACCAAATAGCTAATGACCGTGGATACCACCCACACTGGTTTTGCCATTTGGAGCATGGTTAAGTCAGCCGTAGCAGCTGCCACGGTACAGATGATATAGACGGCAATCTTTCCAATGAAGCGATGTTTCATCACGTCGGAAGAAATCAGCCCTTCACTGCGTGCTTTCTTGATGCCCTTAATCATGGCAAGGACATTCGCCTTTTCGCCTCTTTGGACGAGACGGGCATGGCTGATGCTCATCCATCTCGTAAAGCAGTCCAAGAACACCAAGAACGTGAAGGCATAAAACAAAACGGCGTGCTGATGAAAAAGGAGAACCATCAGCCCCGTTCCAAGGAGCTTGAATGGCCCTCCTCCCAAAAGCGTCTTGACCGTTCCCGTCATGCCCATATAAATCGCCTTGTAATCCATTAACGCATCCCTCCTACCACTTTTTCTAAATCAATGGCTCTTCCCTTGTAGCGACAATTTGGATTTCCCACATAGGCCGCTTCCGTTGGAATATATGTAAACGTGACCTCGTTCTTTCCTTCCGTAAGTTCCTGCGTCTGCCCTGCGTGACTGATATAAAGGGGTCTCGTCCAAAAGTCCGAACGCAGGAGAAAAAAGGAAAGCGTTACCTTTCCATCCGCAAGTTTTGCCGTAAGGTCACGAAGCGTCCAGCTATACTGCCAGTCAAGGGGATGGATTCTATCCACGGTTTCATGACGGAACTCGGAAAAGTTCGTCGTATCGGAGAGAAGTTCCGCCTCTCCTTCCGGCAGAAAGACTTTGACGTAAAGTTCACCACCACATTTATCAATTTGCATGAATCCTCGCTGAGATAAGGTTCTTAGCATTTCCTTTGGCGTCATGTCGAGAACTTCGAGAATCTCACGGAAGTTATACAGTGCATACGTCTTTCCCGTGATGGTGTTATTGAGAACCATCGTGGACGATCCGTCACGCAAAAGAGCCGTTTCGATGATGACTTCCTCTTCGTCGTGGAAGAAGTGAAAAACCGTTCCCTCGATATTTAGCTTGATTCTTTCCTCACCACGCCTTGGCATGGCATTAGGGAAAACAAATAAATGCATCAAAACCACCTCCCTAAAACATCACAACTTGTGCGATGCTCGTCATGAAACTCTCGAAACCATCCGTAGAGCCGTTTATAGAAGTAGCACTCAAGTTCATGGTTACTAGACTTGATACAAGCCGCCCCACACATCTCATAGAGATTGCAATGCTCGCAGTAAGGGAATCTTTCCCGTAGGAGCACTTGCATCCGTTCCTTTGTAGCATCACTAGGAATCTCGTCGTCTCGAATATAAAGGCAGTTGAGATTTCTCCCATCTGCCGTGACCTTCTTGAGATTTCGGTGGATGCAGTACGTTTCACCAAAGGAAAAAACTGCCTGCACTCTCGCAAACAGTCCTCGAAAAAGTCCCATATACCTTTGATTGACTACTCCGTATTTCTCAAAATCCGTGACGAGTTTTTCTACCCGCTCTTTCCACTGATGGCAAATGGAGTCCATATCCTCCTTCGTAAGCGCATACGCCTGATTCTTCTCCGACGTTTCATGCATGATGTGGGGAAAGAAGCTGAGAGGGCGACCGATGATTCGTTCCTTCTCAGCAAAGCGTTTTAGGATTTTGCCAAAGTCCGTATTGCCGTGATAAAGCGTGCAGGAAACGCCAAGCCACGGATAATCTATAACGTTTTGGAACGGATCATATCCTCTTAGTCCGTCTGCACCATCGTAGCTGATAACGACAAAGAACCGATGCTTTAAAAAGTAGTCCCGATACTTCGGAAAAAGAACGCCATTTGTGGAGATGGAAAAGGAGGCATGGGGTGCGGCATCGACGATGCGCTTGATTTCATCCATGTAAAGCGTCGGCTCACCACCCATGAATTTCACGGTAATGTTGGGTCTACTTTTGATGTAATTTAGTAACGCATCCGATACCTTAGGTTCGTTTTCCTCTACCTCGCGGTGACAATAGGCACAGTTTAAATTGCACCTACTCCCTAGATAAATCGTGATCTTTTCCATCTTACTCACCTATGCGGAGGTTATACTCATTCCACACCTCGTACCACTTCCTGCCGAGTTTTATCTTGCATTCTCCCGTATGGCTAAAAGGATAAAGGCGAAATGTACCTTTCCCGTTTACGAGCCTTACGCGCCTTGAGTTCACAAGACCACAAGAGGAATCTACAAATACTTCTTCATTATCGATGTCCCTTGTCAGTGGCGTTTCAAAGGAGCCTTTATATTTTTCAATCGTAAACTCAAAATAATCCTTTCTCTTTGGAAGAATTAGCGGAACGGATGGATCGCCCAAAAGAATCATGCCCTTTCGGTCTGCTTGGAACGTAACCTCCCCACAGGAGAGGGAGTAGCTATCCCAAAGCATCATCCGAGGGTGTTGCAGCATAGGAAGGGATTCGCTTGAAAACGAACCTACTTCATACGCTCCGTCCATCTCAATCTCAAAGTTCTCAGCCCGCCCCTCAAATATACGGATGATGAGGTCACGCTCACCTCCGCTAATGATGCCCGTATCGATTTGAAGAACATCCGCTTCCGTGTAGAGCTGAATCATATCGGTGTAATCCATGCGGATGGCCGTTCCGATGCGATTCATGGAAAGAAACTTATAGTCCGAGCGATGAATCGTCCGGAAACTTTTCACCTTGCTATTGGGCTTCCTGCAAAAGACATAGGAGTGATAAGCGCCCAGTTCTTCAATGACATCCGAGCCGGAGTAACCGAACGTCGGGTCATGCACTTCCGCGCTAAAAAACGTGCCGTTTAAGACGATTTTTCCCACTACTGTTGCGTCGCTATCTTCGTTAAAAAGAAGTTTAATCATGCTCCACCTCCACGCCGTATCCGTTTACAAGAACCGTATCGCCACTAGAAAGGACAAGTTCATAGCCTTCCGTTGCACTAATCTTTACGAGTTCATCAGGCACATTGCTGCTTGTCTTATGCATCATGACCGTACCCGCTTTCGCTTCCTTCATGCCGTAAGCCGTAAGAATCGCCGTCCCTTCTTTCACGACAAGGGACGTATTTCGCTTGAACTGGAGCCCCGTCTTGATTTTCTTTTTCGTCACGCGCACGACCTTACTAGGAATGCGCTTTGCAGTAATGACCATGTCTCCCTCCATAAGGGATGCAATGGAGACAGGACCTTTCATCGTTTGTACATTTCCCTTGATAATCATCGTTTCACCTCTTTTTTTAACCACCATCGTCACCGCAATTGCAGTTACAGTTGCTTTTATATCGCCACTGGTACTGTTGGCATTTCTGACAGGATTGGCAGGTCTGACACTTTTGGCAAGCCTGACATCCTTGACACGCCTGACAAGACTGGCATGTATTTCCCACCTGACAAGTCTGGCAGCAGTTGGCTTCACAGCAATTTTCGGAGAAGCCCTTTTCTAGCGTATGAATCGCGCTTTGAAGGAGTTTCACATTGACGCTATTCACCTTCTCATAGGTCATCTTGGACACATCCACGGCAATGGATGCATGAGTAGCTAGTGCCGTAATGGCCGTGGAAAGTTCCGTCAAATGCTCCTTTTTGATGGCGGTATTTCTCGATACTTCATCTTTATAATCCATATCTCACCCTCCATCATCGCTACAGTTACAATCGCAATTGGGCTTTGTCCATGAGCATTGCCAGCAGTTTCCACTATTCCCCGACTTGCACTGGACTTGGCAATAGACACTGTATTTCTGACACCCTTGGCACGACGTACTTTGACAGGCTTTTGACTGGCATCCCTCACAGGTTTGGCATCCTTCGCAGCTTTGGCAATAGATGCAGTTCCCGCAGTTATCTACGTTTTGAGCATATCCCTGTAATGCCTTAATGGCGGTGCGCAGTTCCTCCACATGGACGGCTTTCACTTTGAGTGGACTTGCTTTTTGGATCTCGGTTTCATCAGTAAAGACCGTTGCTTCAATTTTTTCGTTAAGTCCCATCTCTTTCACCACCCATGCGCCTACCATATTCTTCAAAGGCTTGAATGACTGGAACGGCAAGCGCCTTTTTCAGTTTGCAGTACGTTTCCTCTCTTGCCTTATCCGTTACGAGCTTGCATCCACCCTTGCAACAGGAAACGGCTGGACACTCTAGGCATTTTTCTCGATGCCTCATTGTCGGATCGCCTTTTAACACTTCCTCCATATACGAAAAGAAAGGAGTGTGAATCGTCCCTACCCTTTCACTCGTGTTATGGCAAGGATAGAGATTTCCCTCTACATCCAAATTGAGTACCGTAAAGCCGTTACCGCAAGGGGCAGTATAGCGATTCCACGCTCCGTTTTTCGTGATGTAAAAATCTCGAAGCTGTTGAAAGAACCGTTCGATATACACAAGTTTCGTGTAGTCCCTCGCCTCCTGCACGCCACTAAGGCTTGCTTTTAAATAGAGCGTTGCCATCTCGTGCATCTCTCTCGCCACGCGGTCATAGTCCACATCAAGGAGCGATTTTTCCGTAATCCCCGTGTCGAAGATGGCATCAAGGTTAATGCGTACTTTATAGCCATGAATCTTCTCATATTCGTCCGAGATATTTTGAAAGGCCGTGAGAAGTTCCATGGGATATGCCCTTGACGAAATAACGCCGGATAAGCCCAGCCATTTAAGGCGCAAAATCCTTTCTTTAAGCTTAGGATGCGAAAACACATCAAAGAGCCGTGTTTCCTTTGTGTGATAACCATCCCATGAAATCGTCACGGGAAAGTCATTTGCATTAAAGAAATCCACCATCTCATCAGTCAATGCTCGACCGTTTGAGATGGTGGAATAGTTACACCTAATATACCGACGTTTTGTTTCACTCACAATTTCCTTGATGACGGAATAGTAGAGGAGCGGCTCACCGCCATAAAACTGAAGGTGGATGCCCCTCTCTCCGTTTGCTTCAGCAAGTTCCGCAAGGAAGTCGTAAATCTCGGGATTTACCTTAGAGGATAACGGCTGATGCACTAGGGGATGTTGCAAGCAGTAAACACAGTTCATATTGCAGGAATTCCCGAGCATAATAAAGACCGTCTCTACATGACGTTTTAAAAATTTACCCATACCTACCTCCCAACGAGAATCTTGATGCGGCGAAGGTTCTGCGCATTATCGGCGTATAAAATCCTCCCTACGCTCTGACTTGTATCTTCCCCAGGTAGTGCCATCCTACCAACGCCTGGTGTTTCTGACGGAATGACGAAAGCACCTACTTCTGCCTTTCCGCTAAAACGAACATGGACGCGGCCCATCAGTGCCACGGGAATAAAGCGGTCAAGATTCTTTTCAAGAGGATTTTCTCCCTGTTCTGCGGGCTCGCCACCGATAATCATGGCAAATTCATTCGATTCAACGCCCACAACGCACTTGCTCTTATCCGTTGCCCTCACATACCGCTCATACGTTGCCGTTTCATCAAGGGCGATGAGGTCCCCTGCCATGGTATCGCCCCCTCTGGGGAAAAATTCAGCATAGTCGTTATAGTAAGCGTTATAAACCTTTGCCGCCGTTAGCGTCCCCGTAATCGTCACGTTGCCATTTGCATCCGATGCCACGAACCGACTGTCGTTTCTAAGATCACTCGTCTTTGCGGGGATGGAGGGTTTATTTAAAAGGTCGGCATAACTTCCCGTTTTCGCAACGCTTGGAAGTGCTTCAAAGGCGCCTCTCGTTTCGTCTTTTGTCGCATAGGTTTCCGTGATAACCTTTCCATCCCCATCCTGCACGGCTTTTGTTGCCGATACGGCATTTGCCGTGGCATCGAGTTTCTTGGAGAGTTCCTTTGTCATGGTCGCTGAAAAGTTTGGATCGCGTCCAAGGGCATCGGAGAGTTCCTTTAAGGTATCGAGGGCATCAGGACTGCCGCCTACGAGAGCATCTATCTGCGTGGCGATGCTTTCCTTCACATAGGCTACATTTGCGATTTGTTCTGCGTTCTCACCACTTGCTGTTGGAACTATAGGCGTTCCTGTAAAGGCAGGGCTTTCTACGTCAGCTTTTGCACTTAGGTTTACCTTCATCGCCTCGAGATTTTCCGTTGCACGGTCTGCACTTTGCTTTGCGATGGTCGCATGATTTTCGGCGGACGATTCAAAAAGCCTTGCTGCATTTGCGCACTCTTTGGCAGAATCCCTCGACACATTGGCTTCATTGGCCATAGCCGTTGCGAGAGCAGCCTTTTCTCCGGCAAGGTTCGCCCATGTTTTCGCAGACTTTGCGCCTTCTGTGCCGTCAGGCTCCTCATCACTTTCAGCCCATGCCCTTGCAACGCTATTCCATGCTTTTGAAGATCGCGCCCCCTCTACGCCATCGGGCTCTCTTTCCCCTTCTGCCCACTCCCTTGATACCTCGCTCCACGATTTTGATGAGCGTGTTCCTTCACCTGTCGGGGCTTCCGTGCTTTCTGCCCAAGCCTCGGAAAGGTTTCTTGCCTCCTCCGCAGCTCTAGCAGAGTCCTTTGCCTTTTCGGCATATTCTCTTGCCACTTCCGCGCCGTAATAGCCGACGGTCATGCCCCCGCTTGTGGCGTTATTTATGGCAGTTACTTCAATTTCAGCGTCAATCGACATGATGCGCCACCCCCTTAATCATGAAATAAGCCGTCCAAATGAGCGTCTTGATTTGATGTGTCTTTCTGTTGATGAGTACCACATCGTACACATAAGTGTCGGGTGGCAAACTGTCGAGTTCCCCCAGTTCGATGCTAAGGTCTATGTAATTGTAGCCTGCGTGATAAACATCCTTTGAAAAGACCACATCCGTCGAGTTGGACGTTGCCTTGATGGAAAAACGGAACATATCATCTGCCGTAAGGACGTAATCCTTAAAGGCAAACCGCAAGGTATAGGTGTCGTACTGAGATGCTTCGATATTAAAATTTTGGTCGATTGAAATCATGTCATCACCTCAGCCTCCATCATCACTACAATCACAATTACAATTAAACCGTTGCGTCCCTCGAGTAAACTCAAAGGTTTGACTGCGGTTAATGAGTTCTTGTAGAACCTGCCTTAGCGTATAAGTTCCTGCAGGAACGCCCGTATGCTGCTTTAACCGGACATAGCTTGACGACTTATTACCACTTCCGCTTGTTTCCGTTCGGTCGTAGGTTTCTGCAAAAGCCATGGTAAATTTTGCATTTCTTTCTCGTTGCACAGAACTTGTGACCGAAATCTCAAGCATATCTTCTAGCCTGCTATCGACGAGCGTTCCCGTCCCGTTGTAGGAAACGGTGACGGTCTTTCCTGCATCGGAAGCATTAAAAAGGAGCGTCCCCGTATTCCAGTTTTCAATGCCGTGTGCCGTTGTGTTGTAATCGGGCCAGTACTGCCCCTGTGCAGGGGTTGCCGCCACTTCCGTCAACTGCGTGCCATCGCTAAATCGAACCATGACCGTTGATGGGTCGGTCTTTTGCGGTACTTCCTTTAGGCGAATCGTAAAGGGGCTTTGCGTTGGTATCTGATGCGTTTCGCCCGCGATTTTATGAATATCAAGAACATTTAAAAATGGATTGAGCCGATAATCTACAATAGCCATATTTTTCCTCCCTTCTATGTTTTTAACTGCTTGATAGCCGATGCTTGGCTTTGCTCGATATTTTTCGCATTGCGCTCGATACTTGCTAAATAGGTATCAAGCGTAAAAACAGGCTCTCCCAGCGTCATATCTGCTGAGATGCCTGTTTTTGCTGAAACGGTGTATTTTACTTTCGTGATGGGGTACTCATAGGTTTTCCCATCAAGGGTTCTGATTTGTGCTTCGCCCATGGTGGTAAGGTGCCTTACATTAAACGTTCCATCCACAAGCGGATATTCGAGCCTTACGCCACTGACTTTGGCAGAGCGAACAGGCCCCTTAAACTGGGCAAGCTGATTTTCTCCCCATCTTCTAGCGTCACCCACCTCATAGGCAGAAGGTAGCGTTAACACCTTATCGCGCTTTCCATACTTTGAAATGCTCTCTTCGTCCTGCACGACGCAAAGCCACTGCTCACCATCATCATCGATATTGCCCCCCTTGATTCTTGCCCAGTTATAGATTTTCTCCGTGTTCCATGACGGGATGTATTTACTGAGGTGTTTTCCCACCGTAAGTCGCGCTTCTTCGTTGATGCGCTTTTCCCGTGGCTGAAAATAGAGGCTTCGGTATTCATCCACGCCATAGACAAAATCTACGGCAAAATCCGAAAGGGTCGCTAAGGCTTCCTTTACCGTCACGCCATCAAAGACGAGTTTTGTCACCGTGTAGCCGGCGTTTGCAATCTTGATGGGATTATACACAAGGCCATGGGTGTGTTCCGCTTTCCTTGCAATATCTCTAACAATATCGCCTGGATCCATGTTCTGATACGTTTCAAAAAGGACGAGGGTTTCAAGGCGATTGTAATAGCCATGAGCGACAAACTTAAACTCCGTCTCCGTTGTTCCTTCGATAGGGCGGGTGATGATGTAGCCCGAGTACCACGGCAGTTCATCGCCCAAAAGGAAGATGTCGATGCGCTGCATATAAGTGAGTTCACTATTTTTCGGCAGCACCTTAAAGACGAGTTCACAGCTTCCGCATCCCGTCGAGGAGATTTCAAAGGAGAGTTTACTCAGCGTATTGTTTTCAATACCACTTCCAAAGAACGCCGTTTTCGTGCCATTTTCCGCATAGGCGATCACCGTGAACTGGTTCGGATAATACTTTCTGACCGTGCCCTTTCCGTCAGATGGTTTACCACTCTTCCCGCCATTTCCGGCGTAAATAAAGCGACCGAAAAAGCCACTCCCAAATCGGATATTCATAGGAACCACCTGTTAGTAAAGAGGATTTCAAGCCGTCCTGCACCACCTGTGTAGTAGAGCGTGTTCTTTCCCGGCACGGCAGAAAGGAACTGCCCGTTAAAGGCGTTGATGCTATTGGCGTTATCCCGCCATACCGTCCCTTCCTTGGCGTTTACCGTTGCCATAGAGGGCGAAATGAGGAGCGCATCCGTAAGGCGAAATTCCTTTAATGTTTCCTCATGCCACACCGTAATGTTTGGCATCTTATCCTTTGGAATAAAGCGGAAGGTAAAGGGCGTATCGACGCTTCCAAGGTTATGTACCACCATTTCAGCTTTCACGACATCCGTCAGAAAATCATAGACGGCTTTTGATTCCTGCCCCTCGTAGCGGAAGGGATCTGCAAGGAGTAGCGTTACCGTGATATTGCTCCGTCTCTGCTTGAACCCCTTCTGATACTCATGGGCTATTTTACTGATACCTGCCACGTTAAAGCATCTATCCTGCCTTCCGCAATAGAGTTTGTAGTCCGTTTGGTAAAAGTAGCGGCAGGCACGGTTTAATAGTTCATCATGCTCTGCTTCCGTTTCTGCCTGCATGGAGAACTTCACCTTGATGGTATGGCCTTTCACAAGACCATCCCCTATCACATCACCACCGTGGGCAAAGGCTCTATCCTCCATTTTGCTATTAAAGTCATAGCTTCCGGCATCGGACAGAGACCATGCCGCAGGCAAGGTGTATTCTCTGCCGTCCTTGATGATTTTTAGCTTGTCTTCACTTGTTTCTTTTTTAGGAAACTGCATCTCATACACCTCTCAATCCCGCAGCGACCATGCTCGATAAGTCTTGGAAGAGGCTATCTGCGTCGCCAGAATTATTGATATCGCCGTAAATATTCTGCGTCACCGTATTCTGCTGGGTCGTTCCATTTTCTGCAATACCGTCAGCAATGTTACGGAATACGGCACGGTTTAAAGGAAGTGCCACTTCATCATCCACGCCTTCGCCGATGATACCAAGCGTCGGTCTTGTAAAATACCCACCTTTGGCGTAGCCTTGAATCTTTGCACCTCCACTTTCGCCACCGGAACCTGTGGTCGTCGCAAGTAGCGTCGTACCAAGAGCCGCGGCAGACGTTAAGATTCCCGTCACAGACCCCAGTGCTCTTGCTGCTGCCCCTGGATGCACCGTTTCATAGGCAACGGCAACAGGAGCCCATGCAGCAAGGGCGCTCGATGCCATGGCAGCAGACGATGCGGCTTCCTTCTTCTGAAGGCTCTGCCCCATGACATGGCTTACGATCATCCCTGCCGCTTGTTTGGCAAAGTACTGGGCGATGACTTTAATCATGCTCTTTCCAAGTTCAGTAAAGGCTTGTTTAGCGCTCTTTGCGCCCGTTAAGATATTCGTAAAAGCCGTGCTAAGACCACCGAGAGCCGTGCTATAAAGGTCAGATACAAGCTGCGCCGTTGTCATATGGGCTTGAAGAAATGCCTCTTGGTAGGTATCCATCATCGTTTTCTGCGCTTCCATGTCGTTTAGACGAATGGCAGCTTCTTCCGTCAGCACTTCCTGCAATCGCTCCATATCAAGGGCGCGGTAGGCTTCATCAATATTTGCCTGTATATCCTTGCACTGCGTATAGTATTCGAGTCTTGCCTCTTCATAGGCTTTATCGGCGTTGAGCTTATCTTCGAGAATCTGCTTGTGGAAATCTAGCTGCCCCGATTCCGTTTCCTCAAAGGCAATTTGCTGCTCTTTGAGAGCCGAAATAAAGGCTTCCTTCTGCGTGGTGTTGAGGGATAAGAAGGTATCGGCGAGTTTCTGCCACCGCTCCTCGATGCCTTGCACGGTCGTTTCATGTTCCTGTGAAATTTTGAGGAGTTCCGCTGACGCAGCATCGCTATTAACGGATGCATCGCTTAATGCCGATGCATTCGCTGCCTGCAAGACCTCTTTGTAAATTTCCATCTCCTGCCGAGATTCTTCCCGCAAGGCTTCGATGCGCTTTGAAGCGTAGAGTTCAGCCAGTCTCTGTTTATCTCGTTCGTAGTTTTCGTTTGCAGTGCGGGACTTTTCCAGTTCATCCAATTCTTCCTTGTACCAACGGTCGACAAGAGCAGACTTGGTGCTAAAGGTTCGCATCCATTCTTCCTCGATGCTTTTCGAGGTGGATTGGGCTTTTGATTCAAGCTGACTCATTCCAGAGGAAGAACCACCACGACCGCCACCGCCGGAAGATGCACCTCCTACAGAAGCACTCCCTCCACCACTACCGGCAAAGTTTGAGAAATCGGGTGCTTGCCACTTTGGCGTTGTACTTTTACTTTCGCTTTCACCAGAAGTATCACCACCACTTTCTCCGCCAACACTTCCCAGCGCCTCATTCGTCTCCGTGATTTTGGCAATAAGTCCGCTGAGCCAGCTGATGGCTTTATCGACGAAGTTTGAAATCGTACCCAAGCCTTTACTTGCCCAGTCCGGTAAGACGCTCTCTGCCATGTTGCTAAAGACATCGCAGACGGAAGAAATGATGGATGAAATGTATTCTGCCATACTATTTAAGGCGGAGCAGACCATATCGATGGCATAGGCAATGGCAGAAACCATCAAGGTAAAACTATTAATGAGAAAGCCGATGTATTTCATGATGCCCAAAAAGGCAACCCCCACCACCGCGCCAAAGGCAACAAAGACAGGCTTTAAGAGTTCAAGAACGGAAGAAATGAGACTTCCCAGTGAAGAAAAAGCGGATTTTACTTGTTCCCATGCAGACGTAAGACTTTTGCTTTCAACGCCCATGATGCTTAGTACGTCACTCACGCTAAGACCACTCTGGTAAAAGGCGTAAAGTGCCGTACCGATTGCCGTCACCGCGGCAATAAAGGGCGCACACGCCGTTACCGCAGCTCCAATAGCCGCAAGGAAAGGAGCCATCATAGCAACGGCTGCAGCTCCTGCCGCATACATAGCAGGAATGGCAATCGCCGTGAGGGCTGTTCCAAGGGCAACGATGGCAAGTTGCGCTTCAGGCGGTACGCAAGATGCGATGGCCCCACTGATGCCACTTTCTTCAATCGCCGTAGCAAAATTGCTCAGCCAGTCACCGATGGAACTAAAGACCGTCGTAAGGTTTAGGGCATCGGCAATCTGAAGCCCCGCCTGTGATGCAACTTGCCCAATACCATCCATGAGGTTTGACCAGGTGCCGAGAATCGTGCTGCTCTGCTGCTCCATCATGCCGCCATAGCTTGCTTCCATTCCTCCGACAAGGGCTTCAAGGGCGGTCTTGCTATCGACCATGCGCTTTGTGACCATATCCTGCGCACCTGCCACATCAGTTCCCAGTTTTTCTGCAAGCATCTGCCACGCAGGAATACCAAGCTCCGTGAGCTGCATCATTTCGCCGCTTGCAAGCTTCCCTTTTGCTGCAATCTGCCCCAAGGCAAGGGTCAAGCGATTGACACCGTCTTGCCCTGCGCCAACACCTGCTGCAGCGTCACCCACCGCCGTAAGGGTCGGGATGATTTGCTCTGCCGTAAAGCCAAAGGCGAGGAACTTCTGACTTGCCTTGGTGACATCGTTAAACTCGAAAGGCGTGTGCGCGGAAAAATTTTGCAGTTCCTTGATAAACCCCTCTGCTTTTCCGGCACTTCCAAGAAGGTTCGTCATGGCAACCTGCACGCTCTGTAAATCGCCACCTGCCTTAACGGCATAAACGCCAAGCCCCACAAGAGCCGTACCCGATGCACCGATGCCTTTTGCGACCGTCGAAGATAATTCCATCCCCTCCGAGCCAAAGGCAGACTTTAACTGCCTTTTCGTCGCATTGATTTCCTTTCTTAAATCCGATGTATCTGCGCCGATTTTGACGAGTAGTTCTGCTACGGTTGCCATGCATTTCCCTCCTTTCGCTTGGCATAGAAAGATTTAAAAAATTCCTCTCGCTCCGTTTCTTTTTCTTCCTTGCTTTTCTTTGGAAGAAATGGCTCCATGAGTTTTTCCGGCGAGATGTTCTTTATCTGCGTCCCCATAAGGTTTGCCGTAAAGTAGGAAGCAAGCCACAAGACATCCATACGCCGTTTCTCGTAGCCTTCGAGTAGTTTATTTAACTCCATCGGAGAAAGTTTTAGAAACTCACACGGCTTTAAGGAGAGAACGCCATAGGCAACGCCCTCTGCCCATTCGAGCCATTCATAGAAACTGACGGCATGGGAATCTATTCGTTTTTTCTTTCCTTCTCCAGTTCACCCTTTGCTTTATCCGTCAGTTCCTCCGGAAAGAGTTTATAGTAGACGGCTTTTCCTAAAATGCCGGAACCTGCGATGCACTTGACGACGGGCATTTGAATGTCCGTTTCAAGGTCGATGCCTTCATCGATGAGTTTTTGCATCTTATCGGCGTACCACTGGGGCGTGCGCATCTTATGGTGACGCAGGGCTACGCTTAGGATGATGGTGAGGAGTCCTAAGTCAAGGTTCTGACTGCGTATGATCTCCCCTGCCGACTTTCCTGCCATGCGCTCGATATCGATGAGCCGACCGATGTTAAGATACATGAATTCGTTCTCTCCAAAGAGCGGAAACTCAATCTTCTTCATGGCTTTCTCCTTTCTTCACATCAGATAATGCCCCTGCACCGGAAAGCGTCCCCTTGAGAGTTGCCACATCGTCATGCGGCGTGGAAAGGCTGCACTCGGTGAGCGTTGCCCATCCCGTCACATAGCTTTTATCCGGATATTCAAACTTGATGTGTACCTGCTTTCCTGCAAGAAAGGCAGCTTCCAAAAAGCCTGCCCCTTCGTCTCCTGCTAGATACACGCTTTCAAGGTCGAGAGACCAACTACGAAGTCCCGGAATGGTGGATTTCCACCCACCGCTTGTCTTATCCGATGCGTCGATTTCATCAGCCTTGCGGGAAAGGTCACCACTGCGCTGTCCGCCCACAAGAGTCCAAGTGGGATTTGCTTCCGTTGTGCCTGTGTTGACATAAATCAAATAATCCTTGCCGGCTGTAGCCGCCACTTTATTGGTCGGTTCTGCAAACGTCGTGTAAGCCATCAGTTATCACTCCTCATATTTTGTACTAACATTTCAAAGGAAATTACGCCGTTATATCCGCTATCTTCCTCGGGATAGCTTTCGTAAAAATCCACACCCTGCGCATTGGAGTAGAAGTCCTCCTCGGATAAATCCAATTGTTTGCTCGAAAGAGCGTTGATGATTTTCTCTGCAAGGCTATTGATTTCATATCGTCCGCGATAGGTGCTCCAAATATGAATCTGCACCGTCATGTGAATGATATCGTCGGACTTTGTCGATTTATCCTCGGCGTTGATGTTGCCAAGCGTCACAAAGGGAAGCACTGCTCCTTCCGGTACGAAGTCATAGACGGGGCAGGTACACTCTTTGCGTAAAAAGGCGATGAGCGCCTTATGAACGATGTTGTTTGGAAGCCTTCTCATGGTTTTTTCACCGCCTTCTTGATGTTCTTCACGATGTCCGGCGAAACGTAGTCATAGGCAGGCTTTAAATAAGGCCTTGCGATGAACTTTGGAATCTTCGCCCGTTTTGCAAAAACAGGCTTACCGTCCTTATAGAACCGTAGAGCCTTCTTGTTTTTAGCCTTGATTTCATGAGCCTTTGCCCCGTACTCCACAATGTGGGCATAGGGAAGTTTCGTATAGACCTCACCTTCACACCTTGTCGTGCGGAATCTAGATTTAATGGATTTTTTGAGTGTACCGCTTCTTACGGCGGCTCTCTCTTTTGCCTCCCGCTGAATGCGTTTTGTTCCCCGTTTCATCACGTCCTCTACCTTGAGCCTAGTCTTACCATCCCAGGCACTGATTTGCTTCAAGGCATCTGTCATGGCAGAGGCATCGACCTTCATGTATATTTTCACGCTACACCCCCTGTTCATAGCGATGAACGATAATGGTCGTACTGTCTCGATAAGATTCATCGACCACATCAACCACATATTTTTCATCACAGTAGGTAATGATCCATCCTCTTTTGATGTCTTTGCGTGGCCTTAACCGAAATCGCAGTTGCTCCCTACTCATCGGCGTTCCGTGTGCTTCTTGTTCGGCGTAGTTCGTCCTGCGAAGTTCTGCCCACACGAAGCCTTGGGACTCATATTCCGTCACCATACCGCCAAAACCATCGTCGGAAAGGATGGGTTTAAAGAGTTCCAACCGTTTATTCATCTTTGCGATTTTCATATCAAAACGCTGCCTTTCGCTCCCCCATCAGGAGGGCACGCAAAGAAAGAAGCAGGTCGTTATGATCTGCTTCTTCTCGGTGCTCATATAAATAGGCGGTGGCATATAACATGGCCATACGCATGGTGGCGGTGCTTAAGGCATCGTCTCGCGCAACGTCTTTAGAAAGGCGTTCAGCCGTTTCCATGAGTTTTTCAATGAGCCCATCTTCCTCATCACCATCCACCCTGAGGTACGCTTTCATTTCTTCTAGGTCAACCATATGCTCACCGCCTTATCTTATTTACTTCCCGTACTCTTACCTGTGATGGAAAGAATCTGCACGGCTTCGGGCAGGATGAGTTTTCCGTCCACCCGTTCCTTTGCCACATAGGCAATCATGCCGTTTCCGGCAAAGAGTTCCCGCAGTTCCTGCCAGCTGCGCGTACCGCGGTCACCGATGTTGTAGTAGCGGTAATCCCCAAAGGCGATGGCATTTGTCGGTGCAAACTGACTGGTATATAGCTTATAGCCAAGGAAGGTATCAGGCTCGCCTACCTGTACGCTCGGTTGCCACATATAGACCCCATTATTGTCCTTAAGCTGACGCAAAAGGGCGATGTTCTTGTCGTTGATGATGAAGCTCGCATTTTTGCGATACGGACGCTTGAGGGCATAGATGAGAGCGATGAAATCATCTGCCGTCGGCGCATCCGTGCTTGCCGCTTTCGTTCCACCACCGGTCTTCGCAAAAAGGCCCAAAGGTTTCCCCGTGCCATCACCGTTTAAGAAAGCATCTTCTTCGGCGTTTGCAATGGCCTTACCGAACTCCGTTACGATATAACTTTCAAGATTAAAAGCATTGTCATAGAGAAGTTCCTCCGTGATTTTAATCGCCACATGGAGCTTATGGGCATCAAGGAGGATTTGACTGAAGGTCGCATCGCTAAATTGGAGCGCCCCGCCCTCTTCAATCCACGCTGCAGCAGGTTTTGTCGCGGCGATGTTGATCTTATGCTGACCACTTGTGGTGATGGTCGTACCAAGTTTTCGCATGATGTTTTCTTCACTCAGAATGTCGATGATGCGCTTATCGTATTCCTCCGGCACGAGGTAGCCACCATCGGCATCTACGCCTTCTTGCAGAACATTGCTCACGCGCTTGAAGTTACAGCGCATGGCATCAAGCATGGCCTTTTTGTACGCATCGCTGGCGCGGCCTTTCTTTTCTTCTACTGGCACTTCGTTATTCGGCTTTGTCGTGAGTGGCGTCGTAATGTTCTTTGCCATTTCCTTTTCATAAGCCTCAAGTTTTTCTTGACGGGTGATTTCCTTTGCAAGGTCATCCAGTTCTTTTTCCATCCGTGCATAAACGGCATCGTCTTCTGCTGAAAGCACACCATCCTTGCGGTGGTCATCGAGAAAAGCCTTTGCCTTGTTCCACACGTCGAGACGCTTATCGCGCAATTCTTTGATATTCATGGTTATTCCCTCCGTTACATAAACTTCTCTTCTAAGGTTAGACGGCGCATCAGTGATTCCACCGAACGCCCCTGTTTCTTTTCTTGGTATTTCCCTTTGAGCTTGTTCCAAAGTTTCATGCTCACCGTATTCTCAGAATAGAGCATCGCCTCGGTGTTAATATCCCCGTCTCTTTGGAGCATTTCATCGGCAAATCCCAGTTCCATGGCCTTATTGGCATCCATCCACGTTTCCGCATCCATGAGCCTTGCAATCTTTGCCCGACTCATTCCCGTTTTCAGTTCATAGGCGTTGATGATACTCTCCTTGATTTCAGAAAGCATGGAGATGGCTTTTTCCATCTCTTTCGTATCGCCCATTGCCATGGTCATGGGATTGTGAATCATCAGCATCGACACGGGGCTCATGATGACCTTCGTTCCTGCCATGGCGATAACCGACGCAGCAGAAGCCGCAATGCCGTCAATCTTTACCGTGACGTTTCCCTTGTAATCCATGAGCATATTGTAAATTTGTGCCGCGGCGATACAGTCACCACCGGGACTATTGATCCAAAGGGTAATGTCTCCCGTGCCGCTCATAAGTTCCTCTTTAAAAAGCTGTGGTGTCACTTCATCATCAAACCATGACTCCTCAGCGATGACGCCGGAGAGTGTCAGCGTCCTTTCCGGAGTCCCCTCCGTCCAGTTCCAAAACTTCCTCACTTTCGTTTCCCTCCTTTCCAGTACCATAGGCTGCGCCTGCGTGTTTCAGCGGCGTCATTGAACCATTCACAAGATAGAGATCGCCACCTTCTTCGGTGGGAATCCGATCCATATCCTCCAGTTCCCTGATGTCATTGGCACTCAGCCACCCGTTCTGCCTTGCCGTCGCATAACCGTTCATGCGACTTTCGTAATCGCCACGAAGAAGCCCGTCGAGATTAAACTTGATGAGGTACTTCGTGCGTTCGGCATTTGAAAGAAGGCTCCTTGATAAGGACTGCTCCCACCGCGTCACCCAAGGACCTACGGTGTATTTCACAAACTCCAAGGACTGTTGCTCGATATTCGAGAACGTCGATTTTTCAAGGTCTCCAATCATATGCGGTGGCACGCGGAAAATGCGGGCGATTTCATCAATCTGAAACTTCCTCGTCTCTAAAAACTGCGCTTCATTGGGCGAGATGGAAATGGGCGTGTATTTCATGTAGAGTAGGCAAGTGCCGCCGTGCATTGTTTCCAATGTCGGTTTGCACAAGCCTCTCCCCAAACCGTGCTTACACCTCTCGATGTACACGGCTTTCCATTTACACTATGACGAATGATGGATTTTCTTATGGCATTCTTTACAAACAACAAGTGTTTTCCGCTTTCTTGCAATCATCGCCATTTCCCATTGCTCCTTACCTTTGAGGTTTTTCATCTTGTTGATGTGATGAATTTCAAAAGCAATGCCATCACCTTCCGCACCGCATAATTCACATTTACAAGCCTTCAACCTGGCTTCAAGAGAATTTCTTGTGTTGAAATGGATATGGTTCTTCACCGTATCAATGCTTGGTTCGTCAAAGACAGTTCCTCGTTTGAAGTCCGAGAATTTCACAATCATCATGCGCTTTTTCTCTTTCTTCGTTTTATAAGGAATGCCCCACGACTTTCCGCACTTGAATATCCTCTTTATGCCTGATATTCTGGTTTTATGCTTCTTAGCAAGTGTTTTCAGACAGCTGTATTCCATCAGATAAACGAAATACGTCAGCTTTGAGAAATTACTGGCTATGCAGTAATAATTACAGATTCCACGAGTCTGCGAGTTATAGGTATCTACAATTTCAAGGTCAGTAAGACCCGCCATTGAGTTTCTTTGCCATGGGATGAGTTTGCCGTCCTTACCTTGAATGACAATCTCACGGTCGTACATGAACTTCTCAATCCGCTCCATGGGAATAAGCAATTCCACAGAGTTATTAAGCGTCCGCTGTAAAACCCCATTGGTTTTCCTTTTGGATTCCTGACATCTGCGCACGTTGATGTCATATCCGAGAAAATGAGCATTGCCGGAACTGTGCGTGATTTTTGTTTTCTCGTCAGACAATTCCAGTTTTAATCTTGTTGCCACAAACAACGTAAGCTCCTGCTTTATACGCTCCGCATCCTCACGGCTTCCGCTGACACCGATAATAAAATCATCAGCATAGCGTACATAGGCGATTTTCTTGTCGGAAGCGTCCTTGTATGGCAATCTGCGCTTTTCCACTTCAAGCTTATGAATCTGTTTTAACAGTTCTTTCTTTTCCGCTTCATCAACGCATTCGCCGTAACGCTTTTGCAATTTGACAATTCCTCTCACCTTTTTGCCGTATGCAGGTGTATAGGCATAATCAGCAGGCGCATTAAATTCTTTCTGCATGGCTTCTACTTTCTTGTCCAACTCATGCAGATATATATTTGCAAGAATCGGGGAAAGAATGCCGCCCTGCGGAGTTCCGCTGTATGTCTTGTGGTACTCCCAATTTTCCATGTAGCCCGCTTTCAGAAACTTTCCTATCAGATTTATGAACTTGCTGTCCTTAATCTTCTCAGAAAGCAGATTCAGCAGAACCGTGTGGTCAATGTTGTCAAAGCATCCCTTAATGTCTCCCTCGACAAACCATTTCGTACTGCGGAAAGAACGGCTGATTTCTTTCAGCGCTGAGTGACAGCTTCTATTCGGTCTGAATCCGTGCGAATGAGTACTGAAAACAGGCTCATAGATTACTTCAAGTATCTGCCGTATCGCATCCTGTATCAGTTTGTCTCTGAATGACGGAATACCTAATGGACGCATTTTTCCGTTGCGCTTAGGAATGTAGACACGTTTTACCGCTTTTGGCTCATAGGTTTGGTTTTTCAGTTCATCAATAATCTGATTCACATATTCCTTTCCAAAACCGTCAGCCGTATCATTGTCCACACCCTCAGTTCCTGCGCCCTTGTTTGCGTAAAGGTTCTTGTATGCAGTCATGTAAATATCCTCTCGCAAAAGATACCTATAGAGCCGCGTGTAGATACCGTCTGAATGCTCTTCAGAATTTCTGTACATTCGTTCTAAAATTTCAGATGTTGGTTTCATTGAGGTTTCTCCTCCCTTTCACCTTTCCTTTTAGAGTTGCATAAGCTGCGTTCCTTCGCCATGTAAGAGCTATTAACTCTCTCGGACTACTACGAACGCTCCGTACCCATGGGCGGTATTCAAGTCCTATAGACTATAGCCTTTCGGCATCCGCCTTTAGGGTATCCCCAGTTAGCGTCATTGCTTGGTATGCTCGAATTATCGGTTCCGCTTTAGACTCTTTAACACAGGTTCTCCTGCTCGTGCCGTGACATTCGCAATCATGCCGCCTTTGAAGGATGTAAAGACAGTCAGTCACGGAATGGGTAACAGGCTAATTTCCCAATTCCCCTCGGAAATGGACACTCAAGTCTCACGTTCAGTAGATACCTTAAACCTCATATCCGATTGTTGTGGCGGTTCAGTCGTACCCTTTAGCCTTTGAGTAACTTACCGCTTTCCTGTCGTGCTATGTTCCCGTATCAGCTTTCACTTTGCGGTAAGACAGGTCAACTCACCCATGATTGTGGGTGGTAGTACCAAACACTACTATCAATGACGCCCATCTGGGCGCACGCCCTCTTCAAGAACTGCTACCTTGTTGGCATTGCTACTCCCACCAAAGGTAGCATTCCAACTGTCCCGCACCCTAGCAGGATCTTTCAAAATTCCCGGATGCTCAAGCACGCCTCCGGGTGCTGCGCCGTTAGCAAAGAACTTCGCCCCAAACTCCTCGCAAGCCATGGCCATACCGATGGAGTTTTTCGCCATCGCAATGGGTGAGTAACCGACAAGACCATCAAAGCCGAGTCCCGGAATATGGAGAACATCCACAGGCGAGAGTTTTACGATTTCGCATCTGTTCCCTCCATTCTCATCCCCATAGCGGGTGTATTCGTAATAAAGTTTCCCCGCCTCATCCCGATCAACACGCATCCGATTTGGCATCAAGGGGTAAAGTGCCGTCACCTCACCGCGACCGTTTCGAATGATTTGCGCATAGGCGTTCCCCCAAAGGAGAAGATGCGTCATGAGGGTTTCCCGAAACACAAAACTTGTCATCTCAGGATTCGGCTCATCGTGCAAAAGAAAAAATAGCGAATGTGTCGCTGCCTTTTCCTTACCACCTCTGCTGTTATACCGATAAAGATGAAGGGGAAGCCCTGCCACGGCTTCGGCAAGAACACGAACGCAGGCATAGACCGCCGTCATCTGCATGGCGCTTTTTTCCGTCACCACTTTCCCTGCCGTGCTACCGCCAAAGAATGGACGGAAACTACTGCCTGCCGTTCTGTTTTGTGGCTTATCTCTAGAGCGGAATATTTTGCTGAATAGATTGAGCATATAAGCCTCCTAAATAAAAAGCAGCCCCCGTTCATCGTAAACGGATGCTGCGTTATCGTTGCCACACCGAATCGCTCTGTCTAGTGCCATAATCGTCGCTATGGCTCCGTCGATTTTTTCGGTGGATTTTTCTTTATCTGCCTTGATATTTCCCGCTGGGTCAGTGCGGATGAAAATATTATCCATATTCCAACGAAGGACCGGATGCCCACCGTGAGCGATGCGCTCCTCCAAGGTGAGTTTCATCAACTCTTTCGTCGGAGGGCTCATATCCTTAAAGCCCTGTCCGAAGGGAACGACCGTAAAGCCCATGCCCTCAAGGTTCTGCACCATCTGCACTGCACCCCAACGGTCAAAGGCAATCTCACGAATGTTAAACTTCTCACCTAACTCTTCGATGAATTTCTCGATGAACCCGTAATGCA